TTATAAATTTGCAAAAGATGAATTAATTACCTTAGCAAAAAATTATAAACTAAAAATAAAAAAATAATGAGAAATGAATTTGTAAGTAATTTAATTAAATCTTATTTGACTAAGTTCCCGAAGTTACCATCTTTGACTTTGGCTAAAAAAATCTATGCAGAAAACAATAAAACTTTTAAAGATGTTGATGCTGTTAGAAGTTGCCTAAGATATTATCGTGGCCAAAAAGGTGAAAAAACTAAATCACAATTAGCAAGTAGGGAGTTCTTAGATCAAAACATTGAATTTGTAATGCCTGAATCTTATGCAGAAACTTTCGAACCATACGAAATAAGTCAGTCAAGAACCTTAATCATATCGGACTTACATATACCTTACCAGGATAACGATTCAATTCAAAAAGCTATTAATTATGGTAAAGAAAAAAAAGTAAATTGTATTTTAATCAATGGTGATGTTTTAGACTTTGCTGGTATATCGAGACATGAGAAAGACTGGAGACAAAGACAAGTTCATCAAGAGTTTGAAGCTGCACGTATTTTTTTGAGTTCGCTACGTGAACACTTCCCAAAAGCAAAGATAGTTTTTAAGTTAGGCAATCACGATGAACGCTGGGAGAAATGGTTGTTTTTAAAAGCACCCGAAATATTTGATGATCCTGAGTTTAAATTAGAAAATAGATTAAAATTAGGTGAATTAAAAATAGAGATTGTAAAAGAAAAAAGACCTATTCGTATTGGTAAATTAACTGTATTACATGGACATGAATTGTTTGGTGGAAGCGGTGGAGTTAATCCAGCTCGAGGAACGTTTTTAAAAACTTTAGAGAATGTAGTTGTTGGCCACTATCACAAAACAAGTTCTAATACTGAAGCTTCAATGTATGGGGATGTATTTAGCGTTCACTCCGTTGGTTGTTTGTGTGGTAAAACTCCTTACTATATGCCAATAAATAAATGGAATACAGGCTTCGCCTATTGCGAATTAGATATTAAAACAGGTAATTATACTTTTTACAATTTAAAAATTATTAACGGTAAAATATATTAAAACCTAATTTTAACACAACTTTAAAACCTAATTTAAACACTAACTTATGACAGGATTAAGACATGCACTCAAAGAATACTTTATGGTTCATCAGATAGCTGGTAGCAACCCGATATTGGCATTCGATAACTTAAAACAGCAATACGTTGTTTTTTGGTACTTTAAAAAGAATACTATAATTAATCTTGGATATGAAATAATTTTATAGTATATTTGCAATAGTTATGGTTTGTGCGAACCTTTTAATAACTACTTATTTAGCCTATTGCTGGCGGAGCGCACACTCCAAAAGCATTAGGCTTTTTTAATTTAATTATGGCTAAACTAGGTTATACATGGTACCCAAAGGATTGGGGCAATTCAGATAGTGTTTTCGAATTATCTTTATGCGAACGTGGATTGTATAGAGAATTTATTGATTTCGCAATGTTAAATGATAATAAAACTGAGCTAAAAAAAGATGTTTGGGTTCGTAAATTTTCAGTTTCGATGAATGAATTAAATTTGATTTTAGATAAATTATTACAATTAAATCTTATTGAAATTAACGAAAATATATTATTTATTCCTAGCTGCGAAAATAGATTGAATTTATCTCGTGGAGGTAAGAAAGGCAAGCCAACCAGAGAAAGTATTAATAACTTAAATAATCAAAATAAACAAGGTACCTCGGAACCTATCTCGGAACCTACCTCGGAACAAATAGAAAGAGAAAGAGAAAGAGAAATAGAAAGAGAAAGAGAAATAGAAAGAGAAAATGAAATAAAAAGAGAAAGAGAAAGGCAAAATAATGGAATTATAAATTCAATAGAAAGTTATTTTAAAGAATTACCAACATCATCAAATTTTGAACTAATTTCTATTTCTTTAAATATTCCAAAAGATAAATTAACTTTAAAGATTGCTGAGTTTAAAAAAACATCTAAATTAAATTATTTAAACTTTAACGAATTTTGCCACCACTTTAAAAATTATGTTAATAAAAACAATTCATCTAACCTAAAACTAAAAACTTCATTCAAATGATTCCAGCAAATACAAAATTAGAAGGTCAATTTCTAGGAGGATTATTAATTAATTCAAGTGAATTTAAATACATTCAAGAACTATTTCACGAAGAGTTATTTTATGATGAAAAAAATCAATTAATTGCAAAAGCTATTTTAAGCTTAAATAACGCATCTAAAAATATAGACCTTATAAATGTATCAAACGAGTTAGAAAGTACGCTTAGAATTAACCCTATTAGCTTTTACGACCTATCCTTGCTTACTAATGATGCTATCCTAAACAGGTTCGATGAGAAAATACTAATTCTTAGTGAATTTTACATTAAAAGAAAAATGATGTATAAGCTTGCAGAACTGTTAGAAAAAACTCAAGAATCAACAAGCGATGTTTTTGAACTTTTAGCCGATAACGAAAAAAATACAAACGAGATATTTAACAAAATTTCTATTAGTAAAACTTTTACCGCCTTAGATTGTGCTATTGAAATGGACCAGCACTTAGATAAAATTGATAAGTTAACAGATGGGGAATTAATCGGTTGTGATACTGGTTTTAGTGAACTTAACAAACTTACTTCGGGTTGGCAGAATAGTGATTTAATTATATTAGCAGCTCGACCAGGAATGGGCAAAACATCCTTAATGCTTAAATTTGTTAATTCGGTATTGAATCAAAATAAGTCGGTATTAGTATTTAGTTTAGAAATGTCTAAGCTACAATTATATGCTAGGATGTGTTCACAGATTACATCGATTCCACTTTACAAATTTTTAAAAGAAAAAATGAATCCTTATGAACGTGAACTATATAAAAATGAGACTTTTAAGTTATCGAACTCACAATTATTCATCGAAGATAAAAGCGGAATCAGTATTAATTTTATTAAAGTAAAGGCACGAAAATTAAAACGTGATAAAGATATTAGCATGATAGTTATTGACTACATTGGACTTATTGACAAAGGTAATAATAACAAAAGTACTAACGATCAAGTTGCGGAAATATCAGGAGCTTTAAAAGGATTAGCAAAAGAGTTAAACATACCGATTATTTTATTAAGTCAGTTAAGTAGGGAGGTTGAGAAGCTAAATGATAAAAGACCAATGCTATCACATTTAAGGGATTCGGGAGCAATAGAACAGGATGCGGATATGGTTATGTTTATTTATCGACCTGAGTATTATGGCATAATGGATGATGGAGCTGGTAATTCAACTATTGGTAAGGCAGAATTGATAGTTGCTAAACATCGGAATGGAGCATTGAGCGATATAATTGTTAACTTTAATGGAAATTGTACAAACTTTTATTAACGGTTTAGGGCTTTGCGAAGGGCAAGGATTAGAAGTACAAATTTTCAATAACCCACAAAATATGATTAGAAATACAAATGTTGATGATACCACAAATGCCTTGCCTTTTGCAAAGCACGTGTTACCAGCTGTGCCTTCTTCGGAGGTGTATTTGGAAGATTGTGTAACGGCTTTAAAACGCTTTGACGATAACCATTTTGATTTGGCAATAGTTGACCCTCCTTATGGGATTGGAGCAGATAGCCAAAAGGAAAGCTACTCGCAAGGAAAAAATGGCGAAGGTAGAAGGCATAGAAAATTATGGGAGCATAAAGGCTGGGATGAAAACATACCTACTGCCGATTATTGGGAGCAGTTGTTTAGGATATCTAAAAATCAAATTGTGTGGGGTGGAAATTATATGACTGAATTTTTACAACCTTCTAAATGCTGGTTTATTTGGGATAAAATGCAAGAATTTACAGGTAGTGATTTTGAAATGGCTTGGACTTCATTTGACAAGGCAAGCAAAGCATTTAGAATGTCAAGGATTGAGGCATATAGTAACAATAATAAAAACGAAAAGGATAGTGGAATTAAAATACACCCTACACAAAAGCCAACAAAACTTTATGAGTGGATTTTAAAAAACTATGCAAAGGAAGGAGATTTGATTTTAGATACACATTTAGGAAGTGGAAGCAGTAGGATTGCAGCGTATAAAGGTGGGTTCAACTTTGTGGGATTTGAAATTGACCAAGAATATTATGAGAAACAAGAAAAGCGTTTTAATGACTTTAAATCACAATTACGGTTGTTTTAGCACGGTAGCTGGCATTGCTGGTAACTACTTAATAAAACTAATAAATGTAACTTAAAAATGAAGCAATTAACTAAAAGTAAAACAATTAGGTTTACTGAACCGCAAATGAATAGTTTAAATATTTTACAAAATTACGGAGTTAATGTAAATCAATTCATTAGATTAGCTGTTAAAGAAAAGTTGCAAAAAAACTGGAAAGAAATAAAAGAAAAAAAAGAAAAAATTAAATATCCTTTTTAATGAATAAGAAAATTAAAGTTAAATATTTAAAATTAGGCAGAGAGAATATTTGGGGCCTTGCTCATTGCGGACTTAATCTTATCGAACTCGATATTAGATTGAAAGGTAAAAAGCACCTAGAGATATTAACTCATGAAAGTTTACACATATTACTTCCCGAACTGGAAGAAGATGACATCGTAAAGCTCAGCGTAATATTAACTAAAACTTTATGGTCGGAAGGATATAGAAAAATAGATAACAATAATGATATGCAATTACAAGATGGAAGTAAGTAATATTATCCACAAAAACAAACTTAATGTAGAAACTAACCAACAAATAAAATATGAATTACGAAAAATTTAAACAAATTATTGATTTGCAAATAGCTCACAATAAAAGATCAGATGAACTTTATGCTTTAAAAATTGATTTATTAGAAACCTTTGATGAAATTACAAGAG